CAGTTAGTACCCCTACTACGGTAATAAATCCATCTATTGATTACATTAGGGAGAATATCTACTCTAACGAAATAGTAAGAAATAATAGGCTAGCATACTTAGGTAGAGTAGATTATAGAAAAGGTTTATTATGCAGTCTTAATAGTATGGAGTTTTTAAAAGATAAAATACTCAACGTTTATGGACCTGTGGATAAGAATCAACAATATAATAAAGTTATATTACAGCATTTTCTTCGTAAACGTACAAACATAAAACACTACTCATCAGTAACTGATCGCAATAAGTATTACAGTACGCACTTTATTTTTTTAGGGAATTCCCTTTACGAACCTTTTGGATTTTCACATGTTGAGAATTTGTTAAACAACGTTGTACCTATTATAGGAAAAGGTACTGGAACACAAGAAATATTTGGAGAAGATTACCCTTTTGCAGTTGAAGATTCTGTACCAGACCTCGTAAGTACCGTACAGGATGTATATGGAAGCACTCCAGAGACACTAACTAATATTTTGGAAAAAGTTAAAATGAGGTTAAACACTCTTACGGATAGTTCTTTTAAGGACAGTTATCTTAATTTCTGTAATAATATAGTAAACCGGTAGTATTTATAATAAATAAACTAAGCATATGGCTCTAAATAAAACATACGATTTTAACGGGATTGAAATTACAAACGCTTACCATGTGGTAGGTTATGTAAAATACAGCAAAATAGACAACAGAATAACTTTCAGGCTGGATTCTTTTATTAATGAAGCTAAAAGAATTGAAGATAGTAGACAGTCGTTTACTACTGTAGGGTATGAATTTGAACCATCCGGATCTTACAGTGTAGTAGGTAATGACGTATCTACAGCTTGCTATACCTACCTAAAAACTCTTACCGAATGGTCAGGATCAGTTGATAGTTAATATTTTTATTACTATATTATAAAATAATTTTTAATTAATAGTCCATATGGCAGCAAAAACAGTTAAATTAGATCAAGAAGAATTACAAGTTTTAGTTCAACTACAACAACTTACTCAAAATATTGTAGTAGAATACGGTAATATAGAAATGATACGTAAGAATTTGGAAGTGCGTTCTCAAAAAGCTGATGAAGCATTAAAATCACTTCGAGAAAAAGAACTAGAAGTAGCAAATTCTCTTCAAGAGAAATACGGACAAGGTTCTATCAACTTAGAAGACGGTATTTTTATACCAGTTAACCAGGAAGAAGTATCGTAATAGTACTTAAGGGTTAGGGTTTTTTAGTTAGAGAAGGTCTATTTATTTAAGAATCTTCCCGGTTATTTAATTATCTGTTTGGAAGATCCTTGTCATATTTATATATAAGAATCTCAAAAGAACTTTAAAAAACCCTAACATGGCAGAAACTATTATTTCACCAGGCGTATTTACGAGAGAAAACGATTTAACTTTCGTTACACCTGCTCCCGCCGAAGCCGGTACCGCATTTATTGGTCCTACAGTAAAAGGACCGGTTGAGATCCCAACTGTAGTAACCTCTTATAATCAATATACTAGAATTTTTGGTTCTACTTTTGAGTCTGGATCCACCAAACAAGAATTTTTAACTTCAATTGCAGTACGTAACTTCTTTAACCAAGGTGGTACAACTGCATTGATTGCCCGTGTAGTACCGGAAACTTTCTCTGCTGCTTCTAACACCAGTATTACAGCATCAGCTGTAGCTACTGAACCTTTTGCATTAGAAACTATTGGTAGAGGAATTATTTACAACAACTCTACAGGTGCTTCTGATGCCGGTGCTCAAAACTCTGATAGCTCTTTAGTATCTGGTTCTACCGATAACTTGAGATGGGAAATTTCAAATATTAATAATGCCAAAGGTACTTTTACCGTTAGCGTTAGACGTGGTGATGACAATCTTAAGCAGAAAGTAGTACTTGAAACTTTTAATAACGTTTCTTTAGATCCAAACTCACCAAACTTTATTAGTTCAGTGATCGGGGATCAAGTACAGAACATTTCCGGCGACAGTACTTATGTCCAAGTTAGCGGTTCTTATCCAAACAGATCAAATTACATTAGAGTTTCTGCAGTAAATATTGAAACCCTAAACTACTTAGGTACAGATGGTACTTCTGTAAATGCTGATTCTGCTGGAGTTTCTTATAGCGGTTCTTTACCGGTAGCACAGTCTGGTTCTTTCCACGGAGCAACTGGTAATATTGTTCAAGGTACTGCTGATAACTACTATAGCGGTTTTACGTTAACCGGAACTCAAGGTTTAGACGCAACAGTTACTACAGGAGACTATGCTAGCATAATAACATTATTAGAGAATAAAGACGACTACCAATTCAACGTATTAGTAGCCCCCGGTATAACAAACGACGTACACCCAGATACAACAGCAGCTATTATATCACTTGCAGAAACAAGAGGAGATTGTATCTATGTAGTAGACCTTTCAGCTAATAAATCAGCTAATCCTTCTACCGTAACCGGAGAGGCAGATGAATTAAATACTTCTTATGCAGCTGCTTATTACCCATACGTTCAAGTTGCCACAGGAACAGGTAAGAATCAATTCGTACCAGCTTCAGTAGTAATACCAGGCGTTTATGCTGCCAACGACAATAGTTCGGCACCTTGGTTTGCACCTGCCGGTCTAGTAAGAGGTGGTATTCCAGGAGTAATTCAAGCAGAAAGAAAATTAACTAAAGCCCATAGAGATACTCTTTATGATGCTAACGTTAACCCAATCGCTACCTTCCCTGGAACAGGAATTGCAGTATTCGGTCAGAAAACATTACAGAAAAAAGCAACAGCTTTAGACCGAGTAAACGTAAGAAGATTGTTAATCGAATTGAAGAAGTTCTTCGGAGATCAAGCAAGAAACTTAGTATTCGAACAGAATACAATTGCAACAAGAAACAGATTCCTTGCAGCAGTTAATCCATACCTAGAATCAGTAGTACAGCGTCAAGGTTTATATGCCTTCCGAGTTGTAATGGACGACACTAACAACACTGCCGACGTAATCGACCGTAATCAATTAGTAGGTCAAATCTTTATACAACCAGCCAAAACTGCTGAGTTTATAGTACTTGACTTTACCATTGAGCCAACAGGAGCTAGTTTCGCAGTATAATTTCTAACAACTATATTTATATAAAAAGAACACCAATATGGCAGTATTAGACGCAAACGAAATCATGTTCAGAGCATTTGAACCTAAAGTTCAAAATCGCTTTGTAATGTACTTCGAAGACATTCCTTCTTTTATGGTTAAAGCCGCTTCTGCTCCTTCTTTTACTGACGAAGAAGTAAAGCTAGACCATATTAACAGCTACAGAAAAATCCGTGGTAAGAGAAATTGGGATAATATAAGCTTAACTTTATATGATCCGATCACTCCTTCAGGTGCACAAGCCGTAATGGAATGGGCACGATTAGGATACGAATCTGTAACCGGACGAGCTGGATATTCTGATTTTTACAAAAAAGACGTAACTTTAAACCAATTAGGCCCGGTAGGAGATATCGTTGGTGAATGGATTATTAAAGGGGCGTTTATTGTAAGTGCCAACTTTGGACAGTACGATTGGGGTTCAAGCGAGGTAGTTGACGTAACGTTAGATCTTGCAATGGACTACTGTATCTTAAATTATTAAGATAAGAATCTATTAAACATTGAGAAGCTTGGTAGGAATGCCAGGCTTTTCTTTTTTCTAAAAGCTTCTATTTATTATAGAATAAGTTTTAACTAATCAAAAATAATGGACAATAAGTTTCAATTCCCAACTGAAGTTGTAGATCTACCTTCCAAAGGCCTATTATATCCTGAAGATTCTCCTCTATCATCTGGTACTATAGAGATGAAGTATATGACAGCTAAAGAAGAAGATATTTTAACTAATATTAACTACCTTGAAAAAGGTATAGTTATTGATAAACTTTTACAATCTCTTATAGTATCTAAAGTTAATTACGCAGATTTACTTTTAGGAGATAAAAACGCTTTACTAATTGCAGCAAGAATTTTAGGATACGGTAAAGATTACGACATCAGTTACCAAGGTAAACCTTATACTGTAGACCTCTCTGAATTAAATAATAAAAATATAGATGAATCTCTCATTACAAAAGGTGTAAATGAGTTCTCTTTTACTCTACCAACATCAGGTAATGTAATTAAGTTTAAATTACTTGCTCATGGAGATGAAATAAAAATAGACGAAGAGATAAAAGGCCTTCAAAAGCTAGACAGAGATTCTAACCCAGAACTTACCACCCGTCTAAAACATATGATTACTTCGGTAGACGGAGAAACTAATCCTGCTAAAATAAGACAGTTTATCGATAATGCTTTTCTGGCAAGAGACTCTAGAGCATTTAGAAACTATATTAAAGTGATACAACCAGATATAGATCTTACTTTCTATCCGGAAGGAGGCCCGGAAGGAGGTGTCGATATCCCAATAGGGATCAGCTTTCTTTGGCCTGACGCCGGACTATAGAAAATTAATATTCGATCAGATACATTCTGTAGTTTTTCATGGTCAGGGGGGATATGACTGGCATACGGTATACAATATGCCTATATGGCTACGAAAGTTCACTATACAGTCTATAAACGAATACCACGAAAAACAAGCAGAAGAAGCAAAAAAAGCTCAAAATAAGGGGTCTAAAACACTTCCTAAAGGTCCTGCAGTAAAAAAACCTACCTATAACACAAAGGCTCGTAAATAATACGGGCCTTAACTATTTATAAGTATATATG